CCTTCACGACGTACTCGAGGGACGTCCCGACCCTCGCGCCGCGGAACCCGTGGTGGAACAGGCCGATCGTGAACGCACCGTCGGTCCCCTCCTCGTCCCGCTCCTTCAGGGCGGCGAGCGCCCGACGACGCAGCTCGTCAGCTCCCGGGCAGTACGCCACCGCGGTCACGTACACTCCCGGGTCGTCCTCGACCCCGCTGTCCAGCACCCAGTTGACCCAACCGTCGGGCTCGACCGTGCTGAGAAGCCCGGCGCTCTCCAGGGCCTGCAGGGCGTGGACCGCGCCCTGCCGGTCCGCGATGTCGTGGTTGCCGACGTTCGCATAGAGCCGCAGCCCGTACTCGCGCCACGCGGCGAGCTCCCCGACCGCCAGGTTGTATGGCAGGGTGTAGAGCACGCCGCGCTTGTGGAACAGGTCCCCGCCGAACAGCACCGAACTGATGCCGTTGGCGACGCAGTGCTTGCGGATCCGCTCCAGCACCGACACGCAGTGGCGCAGCCGGCTCGGGGCGCCGCCCTCGTCGCGCGAGTGCTCGGCCCACGCGTGCACGTGCAGGTCGCTGAAGATCGCGATCTTCACTTGTCGAGGTCCGGGTCCGGTGTTGGGTCGTCGCGGCCGTCGTCGACCTCGCACACGACCATGGTGACCTGGAGCAGGCGGCCCCTGTCGTCGCTGAACCGGACGGTGACGTGGGAGCCCTGGACGGTGACCCCGACCGCCGACGCCAGGTGGAGGCGCATGGCCTCGACGACCATCCTCGCCCTCCGGTGCAGCTGCGCTACTGGAACGATGTCCATGTCCTCTTGATCCTCGCGCGGGAGCCTACCCAGATAGCGGTGACGTTGTCAACTACTTCCGCAGCGCCGACCGGAGGCTCTTGGTGAACGGGTGCTTCGTCTTGCGGAACAGAGGGTAGAACGCCTTGCCGATGCTCTCCGCGGAGATCAGCTCGACGAAGACCTCGTACCTGACGCCCTCGTACAGATAGACCTCATCCGACGGCTTGCCGTTCGGTTGCTTGAACACCACGGCGAGCGTCCCCTGGAACTTGCCCTTGTCCTTCGGGTCGAACCCGATCGCCTCGATGTTGTCGCTGTCGGTGACGTTGAGCAGCCTCATGTTGTCCTCCTCGGTTCAGTCGTCATCGGAGCCGCCGTCGAACTCCGACTCCCCGTGCACGGCGATGACGCCCTTGTTCGGGGCGATGTCGGCGTACACGTCGCGGAACGGCGGGGCGCACTTGTTCTTCACGGCGCGGACGCGCGTGCGGCGGTACAGCACGCGGTCGCCCTTCTTCTTCGTCTTCACGTTGACCATCTCGAACCTGCACGAGGCGTAGAACTTGAGCGCCCCGCCGCCGGTCGTGGTCTTCGGGTTGCCAAACCTGACCCCGATCTTCATCCGGGTCTGGTTGATGAACACGAGCAGCGTGTTGCTCTCCCTCACGATGGACACCAGCTTGCGGAGGGCGCGCGACATCAGCCGGGCGTGCCCGCCGGGCTGCGAGTTCTCCTCGAAGTCGAGGTCGAGCTCGGCGAGCGGCGTGAGCGCGGCGACCGAGTCGACCACGATGCAGCCGAACAGGCCGCTGGCACACATCGTGGAGACGAGGTCGAGGGCGCGCTCGCCGCCGCTGTCAGGCTGGTTCAGGACCAGGTCCGTCAGGTTGACGCCGAGCTTGGCCGCGTACGACACGTCGAGCGCGTGCTCGGCGTCCACGAACCCGCAGCGCTCACCCTCCCGCTGGAACGCCGCGATGATGTGGAGAGCCAGGGTGGTCTTCCCCATCCCCTCGTCGCCGTAGATCTCGATGATGCGCCCGCGCGGCCACCCGAGCCCGGTCCCGCGAATCGTCCTGGCGTCCTTGTCGGTCTCCCCGGTGACCAGGTCGTCGAGCTCCTGCCAGCCGCTCTTGACCGCGCTGATGTTCTCGGCGCGCGACCCGTTGGCGATCGAGGTGAACATCTCGCCGTCGTACTTCTTCTTCAGCTGCGCGCGCAGCGCGTCGAACTTCTTGTTGCGCGCCCTCGCCTCGGCCTCCTCCTTGCCGGAGCGCGCCGCCGCGGCGGCGACGTGCTTCGCCCTGAGGGCGCGTACGGCCGCGGTCAGGGCGTCTCGCTTGGTCTTCGCCACGGCCGGCCTCAGTCGTCCCGCCGGCGACGCTTCTCGGCCAGGCGGGACTTCTTGACGTGGACGGGTCGATCCTCCTCGTCGTCCTCCTCGTCGTCATCGTCGCGGTCGTCTTCGCGATCGTCGTCATCGTCATCGTCGTCATCGTCGTCCCGAGACTTGCGGCGGCGGTCGTCATCGTCGTCCCTGGACCGCCGCCGGCGGCTGCGGCCGTCGTCGTCGTCGCTGCGGTCCTTGTCGACGTCGATGCCCTTCTCGATGGCGACGAACTCCTCCACGGAGATGACCTTGCCGACGGCGGCGTCGAGATCGTGGAGCGCCTCCTTGATCGTGTCCCACGCTTCGGAGATGTCGGGGCCGTCCGCCACGTACACCTTGTACTCGATGTTGCGGCGCCGACGGCCGCGCTTGTTGCCGCCCTTGTCGACCTTCTTGATGTTCATCCACGTCCCGCTCTTCGGGCTCGTGAAGTCGCCGACGTTGCTGTCGTCGCCGACGTAGTAGTTCATGAGCTGGCCCCAGACCTGCGGCCCGTAGGTCGTGATCTTGACCTCGAAGTCACCCTCGTCGTCCTCGCGGAGGGTGTTCGAGTAGAACTGGTGACGCGCGCAGTATTTCTGCTTCATGCGGCCCCACTCGGCCTGGCCCTCCTCGTCCCCCTTCTGGTACTCGGAGTTGATCCTGGCCTGCTCGCGCAGGAACCGCTTGCACCGAGGGCACTTCGTCCCCGACTGCGGGAGGCCGCGCTCGGGGTCGATGTGCTCCTCGTCGATGCACCGCACCGCGCGCTCGTTCGGCCCGACGTCGAAGTGCGTCCACCCCTCCGTGTAGAACTTCCGCCTCCCGGGGATCGGCAGCCAGCGGCGCAGGTTCTTCCCGTCCTCGAGCTTGTCGAAGTCGTTCTTCGACGACCCGCCGCCCTTCGCCCGCTCCTTGTGCTGGCGGAACGCCTCGCGCATCTCGTCGAGGTCGTCGCTCCTCTTCTTCTTGCCTTCTCCAGTCTTGTCTCGGTTCTTCATCGTTCAAGCTCCCGTTCAAGTGTTGTGGTTCAAGTTGTCTCAGGCGTCGCTGTGATCTCGTATCGGCACCGCGACCAGCTTCACCTCGGCGACGAACCTCCCCTGCTTGCCGTAGTGAGCGAAGCCGTGCGCGATCACGCTGTAGCACTTTACCCTCTCGCCGTCCGGGTAGACGTCCTCCCGCTCGAGTATCTTGCCGACCCAGTGGTGGGCGATCGCCCTCTCCTGGCACGCCTCGAGCGTCGGCGCGCCGTGGCAGGTCGACCCGTCGTGGAAGTGGAGGTTGTTCGTGTTTGGTTCTCGTCCGTCCGTCCTCATGCGTGGTCCTTGACTCCGCGCTCCAGCGCGGCGTTCTTCACGAGCCCCTGCAGGCTCCACCGCTTCTCGAGGATGGCTTCCACGGCGCCCTTCAGGCGCCGGTGCATGTCCTCGGCGGCCATCCGCGCCCGGAACGCCTCGCGCATCCGCGGGTCGCGCTTGACCTTCATCTTGATCGAGGTCTCGGTGGCGGCCTTGGCGGCCTTCCCGCGGTACTCCTCGTAGAGGTCCTCGTCCACGTTGTGCTCCTCGTGGAGCGCGTCGTCCTTCAGCTTCTCGGCCTCGTCGCGGAGCGAGATCCACCAGCTCAGCAGCCCGGGGAGCCGGCGGAGCTCGGCGTTCAGGTCGCCTCCTATCCGGGCGTCGCGCTGCGGGTACACCGTGATGGTTTTCTTGGTGAACGGGTGGACCGCCGAGATCGGCCCGACCTCGCGCCTCTTCCAGAAGCTCTTCCTCGTCTTCATCCTCTTGCTCCTCTTCTACGGCTTGCCGCTCAACCAGTTGTCCCCGATGCCTCCCTCGACCGCGAGCTCGAAATCCATGAGCTCCCGGTACGGCTGCTTCATCAGTCGGATCTTCTCGGCGAGGCCCTTCTCCGACGTGCTCCCGGGACCCTCGGACACGATCTCGTCGTGGACCGGGAACAGCGGGGCGACGCGGAGCGCGCGCAGCATCTTGCTCTTCCGGATCAGGTTGAGCGCCATCTTCACGATGTCGGCCTCGCTCCCCTGGGCGGGCGTGTTCGTGCACACACGCTCGCCGTGCTTGATCATCTTCTTGCGCTTGTCGTCGTCCTGGATGTACTTGCCGTTCTTGTCGCAGCCCTCCAGCATCATCCGCACGTGGCCGCGCCGCCCGCCGATGGTCGGGACCCAGCCGTGCTCGTAGCCGTGATCGATCATGTGGTTCTGGTAGATCGGGATCTCCGGGTAGAGCTCGTACCAGTCGTCGAAGTGGCGCTTGCACTCCTCGAGCTGCTCCGGGTCGTTGGCGTCGCGGCCGGTGTTGTACGCGAGCGTCCACGGCGACCCCAGGAAGATGAGCGCGAAGTTGGTGTTCTTCGAGTACGTGTACTGGTCCGGGAAGATCGGCTTCACCAGCTTCCAGTCGTCCATCGTGAACTCTTTGAGCGAGAAGCTCTTGTTCTCGCCGTGACCCTTCTTCCACTGTCCCGTCTTGTCCTTGCACGTCGCCGGGTCGCAGTAGTGCGGCTTGGCGTGCTTGAACATCTGGATGGTCGTGTACACGTGGACCGCCGACGGCGTCCCGTACTTCTTCATGATCTCGAGCATCGCCGACTCGTTCGTCAGCTTGCTGACGAAGTGGATGACGAGCATCAGGTGGAACCCCGAGTAGTCGGCGATGATCAGCTTGTGGGGCTCGGTCGCTCTGTCTCCCCACGCGGTCACCTCGCCGACCAGCGGCGCGCGGAAGGCGCCGCGGATGCCGTCCGGGTCCTTCTCCTTCCGGGCGGGGATGTTCTGCAGGTTCGCCCCGACCTTCTTCTTCTTGGTCCAGGTCTTGACGACGCCGCTCTTGAGCGTCCGGCTCATCTCGATGTTCCGGTCGAACTTGCGCGAGCTGATGCGACCCGAGGTCTTCGCCCCGATCTGGTTGAGGTCGGAGCGGAGCCGGCCGTCCTCGTCCACGCCGGTCAGGAGCCCGGTCAGGAACGTGCCCTCCATCGTGCGCGCGTTGTTGTAGGCGAGCTTCACGTCCGCCATCTCGAGCTTGTGCTCCTTCGACCACCAGGTGAGCACCTCCTTGTCCATCGACACGCCGCCGTTGTCGGTCTCGATGGTCGGGTGCTCCGGCCAGCCCCACTCGTCGAACAGGAGCTTCTTCATCTGCGGCCCGGACCGCAGGTTGAGCTTCGGGTTCCCGGCCACCGACCGGAAGCACCGCTCGGCCCTCATGATCCGGATCTGCTGCTTGCGGAGGATCTTGCGGAGGACCGGCTGGTCGAGGAGGGCGCCGGCGTCCTCGCACTGCATCAGGGTCAGCGTGAACTCCCGGTCGACGCTGATGTACTTGTCCCAGTAGTCGGTCTTCTTGAGGTAGCGGCGGTGGTCGACCGCCAGGATCTGCGTGCTCTCGGCGTCGTCGCCGGCGTAGTCCTCCATCAGCTGGCGCCACGCGTCGACCGTCCGCGGGCCGACCTTGTGCCCTCCCTTGGCTGTGCCCCACTTCAGGACCGCGTCGGTCAGCGCCTCCGGCGGCGGGCCGTCCATGACCTGCCGCGGGTCCATCGTGATCGCCTTCTTCTTGCCCGGCGGCACGTAGCAGAACAGCTGCCCGTACTCGCGGCGGAACCACTTCAGGAAGTGGAGGGCCTGCGCCTTGAGGCTGTGCTTCACCAGCGTCTCGTCCCGCAGGACGCCGGCGACCATCACGTCGATGTAGAAGCTGTGCGCGAGCTCGGCTTCGGGCAGGCCGAGCTTGCCCATCGTCTCGACATCTTCCTTGTAGTTCTGGTAGGCCAGCCTGGTCTGCCGGTCGACCAGCCAGTCGCCGAAGTGCTCCTTGACGAGCTCGGCCCGCACGACGCGCCGGATCCCGCGTCCCCACGAGTAGGACATCAGGACCGGCTCGTGCGTGACCGGGACGAACTCGGTGTCGACCGCCGTCACCTTCCCCTGGAGGTAGGCTTCTTGGTACAGCTCATCCATGAAGCGCCGCGCTTGGCGCGGCGTCTCGGCGAACTGGGTCGGCGGTCGCTCACCCACGGCGGGCTCTACTTGCCCTTGAGCTTGATCTTGACCTTCTTCTTCTCGTCGGGCTTGGAGGACTTCTTGTCGGACTTCTTGTCGGACTTGGACGACTTCTTCTCGTCCTCGTCGTCATCGTCGTCGCCCTCTTCCTCGTCGTCGTCCTCGCCCTCTTCCTCGTCGTCGTCCTCCTCCTCTTCCTCGTCGTCGTCATCCTCCTCGTCCTCATCTTCATCGTCGTCATCGTCGGACTTGGACGACTTCTTGTCGGACTTCTTGTCGTCGTCGCCGGAGGACTTGGTCTTTCCTCCCGCGACTTGGACGACCTTCGCGTCGCCGACGACGCTGACCACTCCGAACATGTTGCCGAACACCGCCTTCGCCAGAGCTCGGAACTTCTCCGACGCGTCCTTGTCGTCGGTCGCCTCGACCACTGCGGTGATTGTGGCCGGCACGGTCACTACGTAGTTGCTCTTCGCCATGTCTTCTGTCTCCTCGGGTTGATTGAAAGACCGTCTCGCCCACGTCTTCACAAGCTCCC